AAGGCCAAATGGTCTCCAGAGCTTGGTCAAGACCTGAACGCATACCACAACTTGGATGCTGAGGTTGAGCTTACTTCGATTCTTTCTGAGCAAATTGCTCTTGAGATCGACCGTGAGATCCTTGGCGACCTCGTTAACGGTGCGACTGCCGGTACATACTACTGGTCGCGATCACCTGGTCTGTTCGTCAACCGCACATCTGGTGCAGAATTGGGCGCTACTGCTGCTGCCCCTGACTTCACTGGTACTGTGAGCGAGTGGTACGAGACTCTGATTGAGACATTGAATGATGTTTCTGCTCAGATCCATCGTAAGACTCTTCGTGGTGGAGCTAACTTCGTCGTCTGCGGACCTGAAGTTGCATCTATCCTTGAGTTCACCTCTGGCTTCCGTGCCTCTATCACTGTTGATAGTGATACCGGTACTGTCGGCGCTGTTAAGTCTGGTTCTCTTTCCAAGAAGTGGGATGTCTATGTTGACCCCTACTTCCCACGAAATGTGGTCCTCGTCGGCCGTAAGGGTGGTTCATTCCTCGAAAGTGGATATGTCTACGCTCCTTATGTGCCTCTACAAGTCACTCCTACCATCTTTGGTACAGAAGACTTCGTGCCTCGCAAGGGTGTGATGACTCGGTACGCCAAGAAGATGGTGCGACCTGATATGTATGGACTCGTTATCGTCCGTGGTCTACTCGGTGAGTCTGGCGCTAGCTAATAGCTAACCCGTCTTACTAAAAGACAAGCCCTGCTTTCTGCAAAGAAAGTGGGGCTTTTTATTCTTTTTAAAATCTAGCAGACTATTTACAAGAGAAGACAGGGCGGAAGGCCCTTGAAACATTTATAGATAATAGGAGATTATTAATATGTCTAAATTAGGAAGATATTCAGCGGATAGGAAAAAGGTGGAGTCTATCAGTGCCACTAAGTCACTTACAGTTGCTGATTGTGGTACCATTTTTGCAATTACTGAAGCCGGCTCGGCTATAGTACTTACTCTGCCGACCATAGCCGACGCCGGAAAAGGCTGGTGGGCTAGATTTGTTATGATTGCTGATGCAGGCGGCTCGACCGATGTAACAATCGCTCAAAACACTGGTGACACTGTTGATATTTCCCTAGTGACGACCTGTATCGATGGCGCAAATGTTACGCTATCCGGGGATGGCTTTAAGTTCGATACCTCCGCCTCGGTGCCCGGCGATTGGGGAGAAATCTGGACAGACGGTGCAAAGTGGTATGGGATTGTATTCTCTAGTGCCGCCGGCGGAATCGTCCAGTACGATGCCTAACTATTAGATAGTTTGTATTGCTGACTCAAACCCCCTTCCAATCGGTTGGGGGTTTTGTTTTTTATAGAACTATTTACTACAAACACAAGGAGTTTATTATGGGCAAGAAATCAAGAATGAGGAGGTCTCCTCAAAAGTTTGGTAAAAAGTTCTCTTCACATCCATATTTTAAAGCATTGGCTAATTTGAAAGAAGTCAAGGAAGAGGCAATGGCAGATGGAGTCATCACCAAAGAAGAAGAGGTGAAGATTGCAGAAGCAACCAAGGCTGTTGAGGAAGCAGAGGCGCCAAAAGCAGAAGAAGCTGTGAAAGAGGCAAAGCCAGCACCTAAAGCAAAGCCAGCACCTAAAGCAAAGGCAAAGCCAAAGGCCAAGAAAGCTCCTGCTAAGAAAAAAGCACCAGCAAAGAAAAAGGCTCCTGCGAAGAAGAGCATCTTTGGTAGCAAAAAGAAAGAAGAGTAAACTACTTACTAATGAAGAATAAGTAAGGAGATCTCCGTGAATGGCTGTACCAACTTTAACGCCAGCAAGCCAAACTAGTACTGTTATTTTAACATCAACAGGAAGTACTGCCACGACTGGCAATGGTGCTGGAAATACAACACATTATCCTTTTGGTATATATTCCGGAACAGACCAGCACCTATACGATGCAAACTTTGTTTCAGGAGCTTCAGATCAGGTTGCCTATACTTATAAGAAATTAGGTGGGGATGTTCTCGATATTGAGCTTACCGCTGGCAACATATATGCCTCATACGAAGAGGCAGTGCTAGAGTATTCCTATCAAATAAACATCCACCAAGCAAAGAATGTTCTTTCTGACCTTCTCGGCATGTCTACTGGAACTTTTGACCACGATGGCTTGATGACCGGTGGAGATGCTTCTGGGTCCGCTGTTAATCTATCATACCCCAGATTTGAGTTCCGATATGCCAAGAGAATAGGAGAAGGAGTTTCAAAAGAGGCCGGAGTTGGCGGAAACATGACGATGTATTCGGCATCATTTGCGACCACCGGAGGCATACAAGACTATGACCTTCAGACTATAATTTCTAGCTCCGCTGTAGGTACCGATCCTGCCACTGGCGACACTCCTGCATTTGCCGGATTGGTTGGAAACAAAAAGGTCACCATTCGGAGGGTTTTCTATAAAACTCCTGCATCTGTGTGGCGTTTTTATGGTTATTACGGAGGCCTCAATGTTGTTGGGAACTTAAACCACTATGGCCAGTTTGCTGACGATACGACATTTGAGATCATCCCAGCTTGGCACAATAAGCTACAAGCCATGGCCTATGAGGATCATTTATGGACAAGATTGTCTCATTATTCATACGAGCTTCACAATAACAAGCTCAGGCTGTTTCCGCAACCAGATGGTACTTCTCCTGCTCACATGTGGGTGCAATTCAATATTGAGACGGACGGGTGGACGGAAGATAGCGATAGGAAGTTTGGTGCAAAAGGCATAAACAATATGAACACCTTGCCGTTTGATAATGTGCCTTATAAAAACATTAATGCTATTGGAAAACAGTGGATACGAAGATATACTTTGGCACTCTCCAAAGAGGTACTAGGCCATGTTAGGGGAAAATTCGGGTCCATACCCATTCCGGGTGAGAATGTCACTCTAAATTCTGGAGAACTTTTAGGTCAAGCCAATGCTGAACAGACTGCATTAAAAGAAGAGTTGAAAGCAATACTTGATGAAATGACATATAGGGCTCTCGCAGAGAAGGATGCTGCGATGATGGCGGCAACCAGCACAGTACTTGAAGATGTTCCGCTATTAATTTACCAAGGATAGGAGGTGAGACATGAGTAATGAATGGAAACAGCCATCAGCACCTCCCCCTCCGCTGTTCCTAGGCAAAAAAGAAAGAGACCTAGTTAAGCAGGTCAACGATGAGCTTATTGAGAGAGTAATAGGCCAAACTATAGTTTACTATCCAGTGGATATATCTGCGACAAATTATCATAGCTTATATGGAGAGGCTATTGAAAAAACATTTCTTCCTCCGATAAGAGTCTATGCTCTGGTTTCGTGGGAAGGAATTCAAACTAAGAACATTGATGCTCTTGGTTTGGACAAGACGGCATCAATATCAATCCACTTCCACAAGAGGAGGCTTACAGAAGATCAAGATCTTTATGTTAGAGAGGGTGATTTTGTGTTGTACGGAGATATATACTATGAGGTTGTTTCCTTATCTGAGCCTCGACAGCTTTTCGGCCAGACGGATCATAAGATGGAAATAACAGCTAAATGCATAGCAGCAAGAGAGGGTCTATTTGATGGGAGTTAAGAGTGTTATATTGGGAGCCGCTAGCCCGTCCGCACTTAGTGCCGAAGGGGCTTTGCAAGATGCCGAACTGAAAGAAATCACCGTCATGCCGTCGACTCTAGAGACCATAGATCGGGCTTTGTTTGAGTGGCTTAGTGAAGAGTTGGATATATTTGCAACAACAAACAAAGGTTGGAAAAAGGTGCCTGTTATCTGGGCCGGCTCAGAACGAGCACACCAGATCAAGAAAGATAAAGACATTCGAGACAGCAGTGGGCTCTTGAAGCTCCCAATGGTTACCGTCTCCAGAGAATCAGTTACGAAAGATTCAAGCTTTAAGGGCGTTGCCTGGGCCCACATTCCTAATAATCCCGACATAAAGGGCGGAGCCATGACTGTGGCCAGAAGAATTGGACAGCAGAAGACAGCAAATTTTAAAAATGCTTTTTCTAATCGCGAATTTAAAGATTACAATTTCCCAGCCAACAAGCGGCTGACGGTCTATGAGACGATGACCATGCCAATGCCAACATATATAACTTTGATGTATGAAATTAAGATAAGAGCAGAGTATCAGCAGCAAATAAATGAGATATTGACTCCGTTTATCGTAAAGACTGGACAAATCGACAACTTTTTTATTAAACACGAAGGACACAAGTTTGAAGGATTCATACAGGGAGACTTCGGGCAAGCAAACAACATCACCAGCATGACAGACGATGAAAGAGAATATGGGACATCTATTCAGGCAAAGATACTTGGATATCTTCTAGGATCTGGCCCCAACGAGGAGCGACCAAAGATTGCAGTAAGAGAGAATGCAGTAACTTTGGTTCAGATAAGAGAGAGAGCTTCGTTGGGAGAGACAGAGACAGAAGAGGGAAAGGAGTTGCTTAAAACTTGAGACATGTCCAATAAATTGTTCATAGTTCAATCTTGTTGAGGCTTTCGGGAAACAAAATACTATTTATTATGAGAATAGCGTAGTGTTCGTAGTAATATTTTAAGGAGAAAACTATATGTCAGCCCTAAATAAATTCACATTCATTTCACCTGGAATTTTTATCAGTGAAATTGATGAATCACAAAACCCAATAGCTCCGGAAGTAATGGGGCCAGTTATTATTGGTAGAACAACAAAGGGCCCAGCAATGAGGCCTGTCAAAGTTAATTCTATACAGGAATATATCGATACTTTCGGCGAGCCACATCCAGGCGGCGCCATTGATGGCGATGTCTGGCGAGATGGTTCTTTTGCCGGCCCGACATACGCTGGCTATGCAGCCAAGGCATGGCTCGCAGCTGGCACCGCTCCTGCGACTATAATTCGTTTGCTCGGAGAGGACTCTTCTTTGGCTGGCGCCTCCACAACTTCTGGCTGGGCCACGACCAACACCGCACCCCATGCGACACTGAACTCAAACGGCGGAGCATTTGGCCTGTTCGTTATTGATTCTGGATCTGGCACCACTCACTATACTGGAAGT